ATGCTTAACAACCCTAAATTCTCCAGATTTCTTCTGGAAAGCGCCAATGAGGCGATGGATGCTCTCGTCGATGGGGCATCCGAGTATTACAAATCATTTATCGTTCTGAAGAGACTCCACGACGACAAGGGCCTTCCTGTCGACGGGCAGCGTATGCAGGAGATGTCGGACCTCATCCGGTCGCTCCGCAAGATGCTCTATGATGAGCGCGCGTCGCTGCAGAGCAAGCTCGCCACCTTCGAAGACGAGGAGGCGGCAGAGGAGTACATCGCCGAACTCAAGCAGAAGGCCGAGGCGGGGAGGACTCCACAGGAATGAAAGCTCTCGAAACGCTGAAGATGGATGCCGTCGAACTCTTCAAGGGGATGGCCGCCATTGACAATGCGGTCAGCACGGTGAAGTCCATCTGCGACAAGGCCGTCAAGACCGACCGCTGCGAGGTGGAGAAGTTCCTTCCGGACATTCTCAACAATCTTTCCAATGCCCATGCGTCATACAGCGCACTGGCATCCATCCTGCTGAGCGTCGATGCCTATCGGATCGTCGGCGGGAATCCTGAAAATGACGGGGAGGCGGATTATGAGAACTGAAGTGTCTGACAGGCTTTTCAGCCTTCTTCTGGGTCTCAGGCAATGCTCCCAGCAGCTGCACCTCATCCGTTCGTCGATGAGTGCCGCCGAGCTCTCGTCTTCCAGGAACGAGGAGACTCTCGACCTCATCCGCCAGGGTCTGTATGAATCGTCTTCATTTGTGGCGGACATCATTTTTTCATCCTTTAATTCAGAATCGAAATGACAAGAATATTGAACTATGAGCAGGCGCATGCCTTCGATACGGCCGTGAGCCTCTTCGACGTGAGGGAACACGTTACCATCAAGTTGGTCGGACTCCAGAATGGGGCCAACAAGGCGGTGATTCTGCCTCGCAGCCAGTATGAATACAAGCTGCGCCGTATGGCCAAGCGCGGGGAAATCCCTTCGGACCTTCCTGGATATATGGTCATTGACAGCGACGGCAAGCCTGCCGCCGTCTGCTACTTTATACCGCATTGATGAAGCGGGATGTGGATTATCGTTCGGCCCTGTCCTTTCGAGGACGGGGCTTTTTCGTTTCCTTTGCTGAAAATTGTATTGCTATGCTTTCAGATGACTTCCGAAACGACCTGCAGAAGGTCCTGTCCACCCAGTCCTCCGCTCTTCTTGCGAAGCAGAATGCCATCGCGGCCACTTCCCTGCAGAACCGCAGCGGACATCTGGCCGCGTCTTTCCGGAAGAAGCCGTCCGTCACCTGCAGCGGGGTGACGATGTCCTACCCGAAATATATCCGCTTCATCGACATGAAGTACGGCCCGGGCGGGAAGCGGAAGAAGAAGGTTCCCATCTATAACCGGCAGGTGTACGGATACCTGGTCGGCGGTGTGCGCCGCTGGCTGAACAGGGTCATCCCGGCTCTGATGATCCGTGCCATCGACGGGACGATTTCCGGACGGAAAGTGTGAATTTTCTGTCCTTTGCCGGCACCTGCCGTTTGGCTACTTTCGTGAAAAATTCGATATATGGCAGGAATAAAGAATGAGATAGTCAAGTTCATCGCTGACGTGGAGCTGGATCCGCAGCAGGCTGCGCAGTACCAGAAGAGCCTTGAGGACTGCGAGAAGTCCGCCGACGCTCTGCGCAAGTCCATCGCGGACACTACCGCCAAGATGGAGGCGATGCGTGATGCCGGGCAGGAGTCCACATCACAGTATGCGGCGCTGAAGAAGTCCCTCGAAGCGGACTCCAAGGCCCTGAAGGAAGCCGGAAAGAATGCCGACAAGTATGCCGAGGCCCTCGGTATCGGGTCGATGTCCCTCTCTCAGCTGCAGAAGCACGCGAAGCAGTGCAGGCAGGCATTGGCCAATACCCACAAGGAGGCGAATCCGAAGGTCTGGGCGAAGTACAATGACGAGCTGAAGAAGACCGAGGAGCGTATCCGTGAGGTGAAGTCCGGAGGCGAGAAGACGGGCAAGGCGATGAAGGGGCTTGGTGCCCAGATTGCAGGAGGGTTCACGGTCGGGTCACTGGCGGTGAAGGCTTTCGACGCTGCGGTCAACCTGGTGAAGAAAGGGTTCGACGCCTTTACCAAGGCCACGCAGGTCTGGGGAGACCGCTGGGCCATCGTCACCGACATGGTGAACGCCGGCTGGCAGCAGTTCATCGCCAATATCGGGCAGGGCTCGAACGTGGTGAAGGGTTCCATCAAGGAAGCGATGCGTGCTGCGAAGGAGGCGGCCCAGCTTCGTGACGAGCTGTTCGAGCGGACCAACTCCTTCAAGATGATGGAATCCGACGCGAGGGTTTACATAAACACACAGACGGAGATCGCCAACAACTCCAGCAAGTCCGCCAAGGAGAGGATGGATGCACTGGACAATATCATTGCCAAGGAGCAGGAGCTGGCCGAGACGAAGAAGTCTCTTGCTGAGCAGGAGCGGACGGCCGCCATCGAGATGCTCCGCTCGCGCACGTCGATGACTGACGAGGAACTCAAGTTCGTCATTGACAATTATGAGGGCAACCGTGACCTCATCACACAGGCAGGCGAATACAATGAGCTCCTGGAGAAGAGGTCGTCAATTATGGCCAATTTCAGATATGCGAACAACCAGGTGACTGTCGAGGCTAACGCCAAGGCTCTGGAGGAGGTGGACAAGCAGCTCAAGGGATGGGATGAAACCATCGTCGAGGCTGCCCGTCTGACCCGTCAGTACAATCTTGCCAATGATGATCTCGTGAATTCGTATGTCAATGCGACGCTTGCCTTCAAGCAGGCTGACGAGGAACTGACGGCTGCTTCGGCGGCACAGGCAAGGAAGCGGGGAACACTCCAGAACCAGATTGACGCTGATGAGGCGGCCAAGAGGAACAAGTCATACCAGGACCGCATCAATGCCGCGCAGTCCGCCTATGACAAGGAGATGCTTCTTCTGAAGCAGCAGCTTGCCGCCAGGCAGATGACCGAGACTGAGTACAATGTCCGGAGCCAGGCTGCTGAAATCAGTATGCTCAATGCCAAGATTGCCATAAACCAGTCTTATGGCAAGGATGTCACCGACCTGCAGACGAAGATTGCCGACAAGCAGCTGGCTTCCCAGAAGGCCATCAGGCAGGCGCTTGAGAAGAACTCCTCCGAGTTCACCCAGATGCTGAAGAAGATGAATGCCGATGCGGAGGCGGAGGCTGACAAGCTCGTCGAGTCGTTGACTGCCGAGACGGCAGCCGAGATGGAGGCCCTTCTGGATTCTCTTCCGGAGGATGTCGATATCGTGAAGAAGATCAGCCGGCTTGTCGATAAGGAGAACGACACCGAGCCGGTCAGCAGGAAGGGGAAGCGGGCCAAGGCGGAGGATACGCACAAGTCGGAACTGGCGGATCTGGAAGACCTGCACGAACTCCAGCTCATTTCAGAGGAGGAGTATCTTGCGAGAAAGAAGCAGCTCAATGAGGACTATGCCAAGGCTGTGGCCGAGATAAATCTTCAGACCTGGCAGGATTCCCTGGATACGGCCAATCAGTTCCTGGATGCTGCCGGGAATATGGTCAATTCCCTGCGTGATGCCGAACTGAACAAGCTTGAGGCCCAGATGCAGGCGGAGTTGACGGCCGCCGGTGACAATGCAGAAGAAAAGGAACGCATCGAGGCGGAATATGAGCAGAAGAAGCTCGACACCCAGAAGAAATATGCGGATGTGGACATGGCCATCAATATCGCCAAGACTATTGCTGCAGGAGCTCTCGCGGCCATCCAGTCCTTTGCCCAGCTCGGTCCTATCGCCGGCGCCGTCATGGCGGGCGTCATAGCGGCCACGACAGCCGCTGAGGTGGCAAGCATAGTCCAGCAGCGCAATGCCATCAAGAACCAGACTGTAGGTGCCTCGGGGAACTCTTCCTCGTCTTCCGGTGTGGTCCAGACGCGTGAGGTCACGGGATACGCCGACGGAGGCTATACCGGACGCGGTGGGCGGTATGAACCTGCCGGGATTGTCCATCGCGGCGAGTATGTCGTCGCACAGCCGGAACTTCGGGATCCGTCGGTGGCAAGGGAAATCGCGCGCATCGAGAGGAAGCGCCTGTCGAGGCTCAGGGGCAAGTCCCCGTCCGTTCCGGGATTCGCCGAGGGCGGCTATACGTCAGGCGGCACGACATTGCCGGCCAATGCCTTTGAAGTCCTGCACGACATCTATTCCCTCCTGCGTGGCTACTTCGCCCAGACGCCTGTGGCCTATGTCGTCCTCTCGCAGCTCCAGGCCCAGGAGGACTATCAGAAGAGGGTCAAATCCAAAATCTCATTGTAATGGTAAGAATATATACAGAGGCTGGGGAGTTCAGCCTTCCGGAGGATTTCTCGATTGAGATTGAAATCAGCAATCCGATGCTGTCGTCTGACGGCAGCGCCTCCATTCCTTTCACGGTTCCGGCCACTCCCGGGAACCTCGTGGCCGCCGGGCGTCCTGACCTGCTTTCGAGGATGTATTCTTTCCGGAACGGGGTCGAGTGCATCGTCCAGTATGGGGCATTCCAGATTCAGGGCAATCTGATGATTTCGTCCTGCACTGCAGATGAAATCGGCGGTGTCATTTCATTCTGCCAGAGCAAGGCATACTCTTCCGACAAGGACAGGAGTCTGAAGAACATATTGGCCGAGATGACGTATTATTTCGGGCAGACGAATCTGGAGACCTGTGTCGGCCTCATCAATGATTCCATGGCCACCAAGGAGACGCAGCAGTGGTTTGACCTTCACGAGCTGGTGGCGCTGCCTGTACGCTGCAAGATTGCCGAGGGCATAGAAATAGTGCTGAACGAGCTGGAAGACACCTCTGATGAATATGGCGAGTCTTTCGGATCATTGGTCTACAAGGCCAGAAGCTACAAGTCAGGGGATTTGACCGTGAATGTGCCGGACGGCTATGGGGTGGCGGTGTTCCCGTATCTCTGTTATATCATCCGTGCCATACTGTCCGCGCTTGGCTATAAGGTGACGCACAATGACTTCGATTCGAAGCCTTACGAGGACCTGGTCCTGCTCCATCCGTGCGCGGACCTCATCTGCCATGGGGGCAATGTCTATCTGCGCGACTTCGTGCCCGACATTACTTTCGGGGAATTCCTGACGTGGCTTGAGGATAAATTCGGGGCTTATGTCAATGTCGATGGCGATACTGCAGGCGTGTATATAATGGACGAGGTGCTCGATGAGAGCCCGGCGGTGGACGTCACAGGCTATATCCAGGAGGCCGAGGCGTTCGAGATTCCGGACGCTGCTGCAGTAAGGCTCTCTGCCGATACATCCATTGACGGGGCTGCTCCGGTGGCTGCCACTTATGTGGAGCTGATGAACAAGTTCAGGAAGTACACAAAGGTGGACACGGATATGGGTATCGGCAAGACTGACGGTCTGTACTATGCCGAGGCCACGGGGGATTTCTGGCAGGTGACGAACGGCACCCGTGTCAGGTTGGGCACTGATGCCTTTACCGTCTCAGGCTGTTTTTATTCGGAGTCGGAGAAGGAGAAGAAGCCTTCTGATAAGGCGCTGAGGCACGACTATCACTATCATTACAAGCCTTCGCCCGTCATCCCGTTCATCGGCGATGCAGTGCATTATCATACTGCCGTTCAGGGGCAGGAAGAGAAGCAGGAACATCCGTTGATGGTGTGCTGGGCTTATTATGACAAATACTGGATGGGTACGGCCACCGGCTGGACCGGGCTTGCCGACAGATATCCGAGCCTTTCTCCGCACGGACTTTTCGCCAAGTTCTGGCGGAAATACAATACGCTTCTGCTCAACGGCGCCCCGGAGGTGTCGGTGACGCTGAATCTTCCCGTCAAGGTCCTGCAGGACTTGAATGTCTGCCGTCCTGTTCTTTACAGGGGGGTCCGTGCGCTCGTCAAGTCGCTCAAATATAGTATTTCAGATCACGGCATCGCTTTCGGGGAAGCAAAGCTCTGGATTCTTCCGGAGATTGAGAACCCGACCGACTGCCAGCCAATAACAATGTAATATGATAGAGACAAGTTATCCAGGTATAAGCTGGCTTCCGAAGTTGACGCCGCTTGAGATTAACACCGAGCCGGAGAACCGTTCGGAGGTGAGCATATATGAACTGCTCCGGCAGCAGAGCCTTTTCGTCGGGAAGTTGTGGCCGGATTTCTCCGGGCGTCTGGTCATTGACCTCAAACCGCTGATCAAGGATTTGTTCGTGCCGTCGGTTCCGTCAGAGGTGCCGGCCAATCAGTCGAATTATGTTTCCCTGAAGATGAGGTCCGACGACGATGCCGCCGACAAGTATGTCTATGCGGACGTGAACCTGTTTTCGGAGGACTCGCTGTCAAGGATGAGCGACGCGGACGAGTTGACGGTTCCTGAGGATTACATTCTTCCGATCGCTTATCCGGATGATGATGCCATCATGTCGGCGTTCATCGAGACCAGGTCCGGCAAGATAGACATCAAGGACAGCATCGTTTTCGGCTCCGGCGACTGCACTGGCCAGTATGCCATGCTGAAGCCTATATCTGCATTGCATTTGGCGGGGGATGACACTTTCAGAGTACGGATATCGACGGACAATGCTCCTGACCTCCGCTCCCCTGTATATCACATCACATCCCGTCCGATGGAGCAGTATCTGTTCTATAATCGTCTCGGGGGCTGGGATAACATAGCTATGGGCGGCCGCAGGACAGTCACGCCGGAGATGGATTTCAGCAATCATCTGGAGAACGGGTTGCGCAAGCAGACGCAGTGCAAGGTCACGCGCAAGTATATGCAGAATTCTGGCTGGATGACATTGGCTTCAGCCGAGGCCTTGGTCGGCCTCCTGTCCTCCCCGGCGGTGTATCATCTTGTCGGTGGGGTCTGGCGCCAGATTGTCGTCGTGTCCACGGATATAGTCATTGAGGATGATGCCTCCCAGCATAGCCTTTCATTTACTTACAGTTATTCAGAAGAAGATTGATATGGAAAAGATTACACGCTTTGGAATCTTGATGGACAGTGACATCAAGATTGAGGTGATACTGAGCAATCTCCCGGTCGGTAAGACGATGTCCGACATTGATTTCAGTGTCGTTTTCTCTACGGCCAACGGGAGTCTCCCGCTGGCGAAGAAGGACCTTTACACTATTGTTGACGGGGACGATACCAGGTATGTCGCCTGTTTCAACTCGTCGAAGGTCGGCAAGGGTGACGTCATCATGACCGTCACGGCCAATATCCCGGATGAAGGCTTCGAAGGGGGCTTCCGGAAGGATGTCGTGAAGGCTGACACAAAGGTTACAGTGCTATGAGGGCGTCGGCTGTCATACCATACAGGCAGGTCGCTGTCTCCGTCTCCGTACTTACGACGGGGGCGGAGGCCCGTCTGCTGAGCCGTCAGCCGCAGCTGGGGACATCGGCGCATCGTCAGATAATGGCCATCGCGTCTGTATTGCTTGGCTTGTGTCTGGTTCTGGCGTGTCCGGAGCAGACAGCCGTGTGCGCCAGATACATCGAGGAGATCAGCCTTGACGGCGGGGTCCTCACTTCCAATTTCATAACAAACGACGGCCTGTTCCTGCTGACGGCTGACGGCCGTATATTTTTCGTCAGACAATGAAAGAGCCATATAGGAGTCAATTTACAGGGTCTGAGATAGACCAGATCCTGTCCGAAGCCGTACCGCACGTCAATGTCAACCCTGCCGGTTACAAGAAGCTTGTTTCTTCCGGGAAGGTGCTTCCTGACGTGTGGTATTGCGTCTATTCGGACGCGCAGTTCCTCGAACTTGAGGCGATATACATCGGCGAGAATCTTCTTATCAATGTCAAGGATCGTTATGAGGGGCTGATGAAGGAGGAGCAGCTTACAGAGGAGGAGTATCTGAAGTTGCGGGCCGACCGCAAGATAGTTCCGGGGACGTGGTATTCCATCTATAGTGACTATGCTCACAAGAACCTCACGGCCGTATATAATGGCAACAAACTCATTCTGAAGGGCAATGATAAAGGGTCTTCAGGCTTCCCGTACACATTCCCCATTACTTTTTAACAATTATAAATTATGGCAACAGATTTATCATCAATCACCGAGAAATTCGAGAATGGCGGCACCGATGAGAGTGGGGTGTTGACCGCCGATGAGTTCAACCTTCTGCTGAAGGCCATCAAGGAGAACCAGGGTGGCATCAAGAAGATCATCAGGAACAATGTCGAATATGTTCCTGACGCCAACGGTACTGTCAAGATGACTATCCTTTCGGACAGCGACCTGCCGTCTGTCCGTCTTCAGACGACTGACAGCCGCACGGCCATCATATCCACCGACGGCACTGTCAAATTACATTTGAGGTACACTTCCGTATATACCAAGAACGGAATATCGGAGGACTCCGGTCACGACGGTCTTCTGGTAATACAGCGGAAGACGGCTTCCGACAGCGACTGGCTCAATGTGGCTTCAATCTCCATGACACCGTCTCCTTTCGAGGACGAGGACGCATACCAGGAGATTGATGTCAGCGATTACCTGCTTGACGGGGACCAGCAGCTCAGGATGGTGGTGACGGATGTCGAGATGAACGTGTCGTCATCGTATCTGACGTTTGCGTCGGTGGTCAAGACCCGTCTGGCGCTTGATTTCATATCCAACTGGCAGAATGCTGTCGATGGCGGGGCTGGGGCTTCGACCATCCTTTCATACGTCCTGTATGGCGCCGTGGAGAAGGACCTGCATCTGAAGATATCCGGAAAGACATCTTCAGGGGCTGACGCGACGCGTGAAATTGTTCTCAGCAACTCATCCATTGCGGGCTATACAGGTACGTCCAATCCGTTCCATTATACGCTTGAGGATTCTGCCGGCGAGCCGTGCAAGGTGCTTTCGGTCCATGGCGTCCACAGTATCGAGGCCTGGCTGGAAGCTGTGGCGGATTCTTCCATACAGTCAGAGCACGTCACATCGCAGATATTCGTCAATGCGGACCCGGATGACGGGAAGAGTTACCTGCTCCTGCAGAAGGTGGCCAAGACGGTGACGAACTATGTCACAACCGATATCCTGGAGTATGGAGTCTTTACTCCGGACGGGGCTTCAATCCCGCTGGATTTCTCCGTCGGCAATTATTCCGGCGACACAGCATATTTGAGGTATTCTACCATGGCCACACCTGGCGTCCAGTACAAGCTGCACAACACCGTTGAGATCGAGGGGGATTCTTCAGACAGCATCACCGCATATTTGCGCGTTGATTCTGACGGCCGTGACATGCTGACCCCATCCATCGGTTCGGAACTGTACGCGATTCAGGTGGACAACAAGGAGAATTTCGCACCTACGTCAGGCGCGGACTTCTTCATGAACCCGAAGGTGAGGAACAATTCCGAGGACAACCCTGCCACGATTCAGAACTCCGCACAGGGCAATGCTGCCGTAGGTGCGGCATTCAATGGGTTCGGTTTCGTGAATGACGGATGGGTGACGGATTCTGACGGGCAGCGATGCCTCAGGATTCTTGCCGGCCAGAGTCTGGATATCTCTTACGAGGCGTTCCAGGCGTACATCGATGCGGGGAAGAAATATAACAACCAGAAGGCATCTGTCACCATCGAGCTGGACTTCACGGTCAGGAACGTGACCAATGAGGAGGATCCTATACTGAAGATCTGTTCATATCTTGCCGCTGACGGTCTTCCGCTCGGCCTGGAGCTTCGGCCGTTGGAGGGAGTGTTTATGACGCGCTCCCAGAGGACTGAAGGGCAGCAGAATTTCGCCTGGTCGGAGGGCAAGAGGACCCATCTGGCCATAAACTGTTATTATAACCTCGGTGCCGCAGGAACCAACGAGACGCAGGTGTCTTATGTCAGGATTTTCGTCAATGGAGGCATCGAGAGGGAATTCCTTTTCGACCATAACCGTTCGAATGAGTTCTGGCAGAATGATGAGGCGGGCAATCCGTCCTCGCTCGGTATCCGGATAGGGCAGGATGGGGCAGACATTGACATCTACGGCATCCGTGTATATCAGAAGTCGCTTTCATCCCAGGACATCCAGCAGAACCGTGTCAGCGTATTGCCTACGGCAGCCGAAAAGCTGGTATTCAAGAGGGAGAACGATATCCTCCAGGACGGTGCCATCTCATACGCCAAGGCTGCGGCCAAGTATAATGTGGCCGTATGGTATGGTTACAATGTCTCCGGCCACAATGCCGACACGAAAGCGGACAAGAAGGGCAGCCTGTATGTCCAGATGCGTGATGATTCCGGTGCCATCGACAAGGCCCATTCCGGCAATCTTACCGGCTTGAACCAGAAAGGCCAGGGCTCCACTTCCAAGCAATACTATGAATGGAATCCTCAATTCCAATGGAAGAGCGCCGAGGGTTCGTTCGTGGATCTCAACGGGGTGGACCATGGTCAGAAATACCAGCTTATGGACGGAGTGCCATGGGCGAAGAAGCTTGTCGGGAAAATCAATTACGCCTCATCTATGCAGAGTCACAAACAAGGTGCCTGCGAACTGTACAATGACCTCTTCAGACGCATCGTCACGGACTGGTCCGTCAATAAGGAGGAAGGGTTTGAGGATACGAGGGTGGCCATTATTGAGCGGCCACTGCTGTACTTCGTGCAGACTCCGGATGATACGCAGCCGGTATTCCAGGGGTTGATGACTTTCGGGCCCGGCAAGGCGGACAAACCTACTTGGGGCTATGACAAGAAGGTATTTCCGGACATGTGCATGATGGAAGGTTCTGATAACAACTTCCCGCTCACCGATTGCCGTGTACCGTGGGATGAATCCGTGAGGTACAATGCCGATGAGGAATACTTTGAGTATAACGGTGAAGGCAATATTGACTTCGATATGGGCCGCACTCACGAGGTGGATGACGGCGCCGGCGGTATATCCGAGGTTCCGGATGATGATATCGTGGAGTTCTACCGCAAGGCCTGGAACTGGAACTACAGATGGAATTGTCTCATCAATTTCTATGATGGCACCATCGAGGAACTGAAGGCGGACAAGTCTGCCAATACGAAGATGGCTTACTGGGTGACCAAGAGTTCTGACGGGGCAAGGCAGTTCGACCTCTTCAGAATTGACTACAAGGGGAAGGACGAGTCGAACACTGATATCCTCGAATGGGTTCCTGCTTCTTTGGAGAAGAAAGACGGCCAGTGGCAGACATTGAACCTGATGGAGGATACTCCGGTGGCCAATACGGCCATCTGGTCGGAGATGAACGATGAATTCATCGCGGCAAGGGCTGCCAGGTGGAAGGCGGGCGTCGCGGACTACTGGTCAGTGAAGTCGATTCAGTTCTACCAGATGTTCATCAAGCTTATTGCCGGCACGGATAACCGCTCGAAGAATACGTACTATGTCCTGGATCCGAAGACGCACAAGCTGCATCTTCATTCCGATGACCTGGATACCATCTTCAAGACGAACAATACCGGCTGGCAGCTTAAACCTTATTGGCTTGAAGAAAGGGATACGGACGCTGCAGGGAATACATACTGGGAGGGCCAGTATAATGTCTTCTACGATCTCGTCGAGAAGGCGTATGCTGATGCCTTGCCGCAGATGATGAAGACGGTTCTGACGACAATGGCCGGCCTCGTGGGTTCCGGCCAGAAGGACAAGTTCGGCAATCTCATACCGCAGACTCCGGAAGGATGTATTCAGAAATACTTCTTCTGGATCCAGGAGTATTTCCCTGCCACGGCATACAATGAGACCGCCCGCATCCGTTATGAGGCGGCGCAGCTCGCCGTGGCCAAGGGTGATTTTGTCTCTCCTTCAGGAATCAATCCTATCACGCAGAGCCTCGGTGCGCAGTTGGAGAGTGAGCGGCAGTATATCAAACGCAGGATGATTTATCTGTCATCGTTCGCCGCCTATGGGGAATTCGATGCCGGCACGACGACCGGAGCATTGTCCATCCGAGGGATGAAGACTGTCGAGGGGGCTGACGCGCCGATGGTTCTGACGATCAAGACGCATCAGTGGTTGTACCCGACGGGTGCAACCGGACAGTCGCTGGTGAATCCTCACGTCCGTCTGGCACCAGGAGGCCGTCTTGTTGATAAGAATGGCCAGCCGTATGGGGATGAGGGGTATGCCTTCAATATCGGTGTTGTTGTTGGTGATACGTCGTGCAAACTGTCAGGGATTAACTATATGAGCAGTATCGGCAATGTGTCTGCGTTGTCTGTGAACCCGGCGTATGCGTTCACTGTCTCCGGCGAACGTTTGACGGAATTCATCGCGGAGCCTGCGGACGGTGTGACTGCCCAGTTCCGTCCGTCTAACCTTCAGGTGACAGCTCCGAATTTGAGGTCCTTATCTATAAAGGGGTGCTCCCTGATTTCTGGAGAGCTCTCATTGTCTGGACAGACCAGGCTCCAGACTGTCGATGTGAGGGATTCGGGCGTCGTCAGCGTTGTCCTCCCGGAATCTGAAACAGTGAAGACTGTTCATTTGAATTCCAGGTTGAACGAACTCCGATTGTCGAATGTCAGGAACTTGTCCACTTTGACAATGCAGGGGTATTCTTTCCTCAGCCAAATCCAATTCCTGAAGAATCACGGTACATTTGACTCGCTTGCCTTCCTGAATGGTTGCTTTGCTGCAGGTGCTCCGGTGACAATTCTCCAGGCTGAGGGCATAAGCTGGCCGAATATGCAGCCGTCAGTGATGGAATGGATTACCAACATCACCAACTGCCGCCTGTCCGGGAAAATATCGGTGGTCGGTAATACTTCTGCCGTATCGTTCGAGATGAAGCGTATGATGCTGAGGAAGTGGGGAAATGTCGATACTGGGGCTGATGGCCTCCTCATTACATACCCGCTTCGCGAAATTGTCAATTCATTGATTTCGGGGCCTGACACATTGGCTAAGGCCGGCTCGTATGACTACAAGATCACTCCGGCCACTCAGGGAGGAATATCCACGGCTTTGGGTAACAATTTCAAGAGCATCTCGTGGAATCTCAGTCAGAACCCGTATGCGTTTATCGATGGGGAGGGTGTTGTCAAGGCTGTTTCTGTTGGTGCTGAGCTTGAGGATGGCTCCGGCCCTGAAGCTACGTTGACCTGTACTATCGCACTGCTTGACGGGAAGGTAGTCACGGCCACCAAGATTTTGAGGCTGTACGACCGTTCCGCGAGAGTGGGTGATTATGTCTTCTATGACGGGACCTATTCGGATAAGTTCGACGGCACGAAGTCATGTATCGGCACCTGCTTCTACATTGATCCGGAAGATCCTACACATCGCCTGGCGGTGGGGTTGGAGAACTTTCCGGCCGTTCCGTGGGGATTGTTCTCACACAAGGACTATCCGGATGCCTCTATTGACGGGATTGAACTGGAAAGCGGATACGATGCCTATGATACGCCGATGAAGAATATCTACACATCTGGTCTCGTAGCAAACGAGGAAGGTGGGGAGGACGGTTATCTGTCGGATGCGACGTACAGGGATGAGTCCGAATTGGGAGACAAGGACGGATTCCGTAAAATGGCCGCTGATACAGCTTGCTCCCTCATCGGGTGGATTGAGCTTACCAAAGACCTGCTCGGCCATAAGAAGGGGGAAAAGATGCCTTGGGGTATGTACCAGACGCTTGAGGTAATCAATCACCGCGATAGGGTGCTGCTTGAGACCGGCCATGAAGTTCCGGCGGCCACTCAGGACAAGACGGAACTCCAGGTACTTGATTCTTTGCTTGATGCGATTGTTGTAGAGGGCGGAGCACCGAAGTACAAACAGTTCTATTACCCTATGGCGTCGCGTGTATATGCTTGGCAGCCGACGCTTTTGCGACCGAACGAGGTGCTTGCGGACAAGTTCAAATCCCATAACTGGTTTTTGCCTTCTGAAGGCGAACTTGCACGTATTGCCTGGTACTATATGAATGGTGTTGCAGGCGGAGAACATGGCATATTCAAGAATGCTATTGCCGACGGCATTATGAAGGATTTTGGAGCCAGCTGGTTTGGTTCTTCGTCGGAGCCTTATTCGGGTGGCGAGTGGTTCGTCGACTTTGGCTCCGGCTTTTGCGGCGGCACGGGCAAGCTTAATTCTTATGTCAGCAGGGCGGTCGTGGCATTTTAATTTTTTTATTTTTTTTGTTACAGGGCTTTTGCCCTGTAACGGAAAAGACTTACCTTTGGCGAAGCCAATTTTTTTGTGGAAATTTTATGAAGGCAAGGCAATCTTCAATATACCGGAGGCTCGAAGAGCTTCGCCTTTGGGCGTCGGCCCTTGTGGACCGGCTCCCGAAGAGTTTGTCTTTCCAAGTCGAGGGTAAGGCCATATTGGATGACATTAACAATGCTCTCCTTGTGACCTCTTTTGCCCTCAAGTCACCAAAATTAAGCCAGGAGTTACTTCAGCACATCAGCACCCTTGAGGTGTACCTTGCAGACCTTGATAGCCACATCACGGGGCTTCGTGAGAGGGCTAAAATGCAGAAGGAAGTGAATATGAAGTCTCCTTTCCTCACGAAAGACCAATATGCGACATTTCTGAAGGATATGACGCTTATTGGGATTGAAGTCAACAGATGGCGCAAGGCTAACGATGGGAGCAAATCCCCGGGCGGTCAGCAAGCGCCAGTATTTGGGGCTGGAACTGTTCCTGATTGATTGCGATTATGATGGAACGGGACTTGTTGTTGAATGGGCGCGGTACTGGGCCTTTGGGCTTAGTTATTTCACCAATCCGCGCAAAGGCGTCCAGCTGGTTTGGTTCTTCGTCGGAGCATAATTCAAATAACGAGTGGATCGTCAACTTTGGCTCCGGCAATTGCAACAACACAAACAAGAATAATTCTAATGTCAGCAGGGCGGTCGTGGCATTGGATGAACAAGTCCTTGTTGGGTGGATAACGGCTTTTGAGGATTGCTGTCTTCATAAAAAGTCAAGTGTGGACTATACGATGTACAGGCTCGATTCCACATTTGATTTGGTCATTCTTGCTGCACAGGTTGAAATACTTCGTGATTATAGTCCTGGGACCAGCATCTGTTTCTATGTTGCATATCCTAAGGTTAGGGAGATATTTGCAGCCGCTTTCCGCGACAGGATTGTGCAGCACTGGATTTGTATCAGGCTGGATCCGCTCTTCGAAGAAAGGCATCATGGGCTTGGCGATGTGACGTATAATTGCAGGGTGGGCTTCGGCACGATGGCCGCTGCGGAAAGAGCCGCAAGGGATACGGCTGCAATGACGAACAACTATACCGAAGACGGCTTTGTCTCCACCATTGATATATGGTCGTTCTTCATGACTATAGACAAGAATGTCACGTGGAGTCTCCTTGAAGCTTTTATGAACGCTAATAAGGAGAAGATTATAGCGGCGCATCCGGAGACGAATATACAAGTGCTCGTCTGGCTTGTCAAGATGGTGGTGATGCACTGTCCGCAGGATGATTGCAAGTTTCGTGGGGACCAGAATCTCAGGAACAAGCTTGAACCGTGGAAGAGCCTTTTGAATACGCTGAAACATATTGGACTGGCCATCGGGAATATCACGTCGCAGAACTTTGCCAATTTCATACTGTCCTTCATCGATGAGTGGGCAGTATCTTTCTGCAACCCTCGCGGGATGGTGTATGTCAGATTTGTTGATGATATGTTCGTGGCCGCCAAGACGAAGGAGGATATATTGGGATTCAGGCGGGAATTGATTTGGAAATTGAAAACGCAACTCCATCAGAAAGTTCATCCGCGGAAGTTCTATATTCAACCGGCACGGCACGGCGTCAAGTTTGTCGGGCGTGTCATTATGCCGGGAAGGACATACACGGGGAATCGGACAGTAGGCAACTTCTACAATGCGATTGATAAACTTGACGCACATTGCGGCAAGATGCTGAAGAAGGGCACGTCTGTCGATTCCCTCATTGAACTTGAGCACTTGTCTTCATCGGTCAATTCCCTTTATGGCTTCCTCGTGCATTCGGCATCATTCAAGATCCGGCTCCGTGGAATCAGTAAACTGCGTCATTTTTGGAAATTCGGGTATATTGCCAATGCGCATGTGGCCAAGATCAAGAATCAATATAAGTTACAGAATTATTTAATACAGAAACGAGATGAAGAAAACAGCGAATATGCGGCCGGAGGCTTTGGAGGTCGCCTACAACTCATTCCGTCAGAAAAGCCATATAATCAATTTCGACGTCGTAGAACGAGAAGACGGAACGTTCGAATACGAGTCAGCCACCATCGGACCAGGGCAATTCGACCGCGATCACATCATCTCGGCGATTGTAAGATGCCGTTATGACCAGAACAGGATGGAAGCGATTCAGAATAACTATCTTCTCGTTATTGGTTCCGGCCAGAAAAATAGGGCAATTGAAGAGGAGTTCCGCCAGATGAGTGAATGGCGGGATATGGCCAAGTCGATAGCTGACAGAATCCTGGAATAGGGATTTTTTGTCCTTTCTTTTGAGTCTCTATGTGACTACTTTCGCGGTTAGTTGCATAGAGCTTTTTTTGTTATGAAAATAGAAAAAACCACGAAATTGACGATTCAAGTGATATTGTCAGTCATCTTGGTCCTGTCAGGGATTGTTTTGCTCTTTATGGGCTTTGCCGTTGCGCCACAGGGCCAAATCCACGACTCTGTACTCATCGGTTCAGGTGAGACATTTACCTTTGCCGGCGCCCTGCTTGGCATCGAGTATGCCGCAAAGACAGCAGTTTTGAAAATCAAGCAGGAATTGAAGGATGAAAGCGGGCAGTAAACTCCTGATTGGAATTGTCTGTGTCTCTTTCATTGTCGGGTTGGCAGTTGGCTCCTGGTCGACTGCCAGGTATATTCGCGGCAATTCTACTGAGAGGTCAGATACTTCGTATGTCTCAAAGACAATTGATTTGCCTGTCCAGGACTCAAACATTGAAGAACACCACACTGAGTCTCACGTATCCATCCCTGCAGCGTCTATAGTAGGTGCTGAAGATACTTCGGCGATTCTGGTACATAAGGATTCTGTCATATATCGTGGTGTCGAACAAGTGTCAGGGATATCGTATGTCGCTACGGTTACCGGATCTCGGCCGCAGCTGGAGGGGCTAAGGCTTACCGTGCCGGAAAGACAGATCACAAAGACGATTGTCAAGCCCCTGTCCGGCTGGGCTTATGGAGTCTTTGGGGACGGGCTCTATGCCGGACGCCTCGATCTGAAGGCTGGGGTTTATGCCGCATATACATCAGGACCATTCAGCTTCCATATTGATGCCGGCGCTTATTGGTCAGGTATCGGTCCGTCACGATCCGTCAGCCCTTATATAGGCTGCGGTGTTAGAATTGAACTGTTCAGAAAGAAATAATTGCTTCCGGGGTATGAAAAAGCCCCATCCAAAATCTGTATAAGATCTCACCCAAATACAAATAGCGATAGACGCAAGGACGGGGCTGTGCCTCTTTCTGTGTCATATCGCTATTGTTTTATATTCAGGTGAGATGACACAAGGATAATAATTATATCAACATCAAAACCAAAAAGCAATGAACAAGTATTATCAACTGCTTGACAAGGTTCTTCTGACAGGGAAGCAGCAGGAGAACAAGAAGGGGCGGATTCACTATCTGCTGAACCAGCAACTCAGTCTTACCCCGGCTGACCTGTTGGACATTTTTGAAGGCCATTCCATCGCCAGAAAGAAACTCCGTAAAGAACTGGAACTGTTCACTTCCGGAGAGCGCCTGACGGAGAGATATCGGGAAGCCGGCATCAGTTGGTGGGATTACTGCGGACCGATTCTCGTGAACTCATATCCGACCTATCTGGAAAAACTTCCTGGTCTTATAGCCAAAATCAATAAGGAGAAACGGAATTCAAAGAATTATGTCCTGTTCCTCGGTTCCACCGATGCCGAGAGCAATCAAGCGCCTTGCTTGAGTCTCGTGCAATTCCAGATTGATGATGGGAGGCTTGTCATTTCCGCATACCAAAGGAGTTCTGACGCTAATCTTGGATTGCCTTCCGACATTTATCATCTTTACCTGATGTCCAGACAGATAGATCTCCCACTGGAATCCATAACCCTAAATCTTGGCAATGTCCATATATATGACAATAATGTCGAACGGACGCGCTCGTTGCTTGATGGGGACGAAGATGTGAGGTTCGACCTTAATGTCTGACAGTTCTGAAGGGTTTTGTGCTTCAGAACTTTCCGAACTGCTTCAGAACTGAGGATTCCTTTGCATATCAAGCAATTGCGCACTTCAGTTCTGAAGCACTCTTAAATGGCCTCATTTCCATAAGGGAGTATGTTTACTTTCTTGAGTTCCGTATTGGCTTCAGGGAGATCCCCTACGTATATGGCCGTCATAGCTACGCTGGAGTGGTCAGCCTGCTTCTGTACTAAGTTGATAGGTATCTTCTCCGTTAGCATCTTTGTTACTCCAGAATCCTTCAAACTATAGAATTGAAGATCTTGGTTGAATCCACAGGCTGGGCGCACATACGTGTCCCAGTATTTTGCTATTTTTCTGCTGCATACTTGTGTCCTTCCTGGACTGAATTCATAAGGTGTGTCGCTACCGCTACCGCTGAAGATGTATAATCCGCCATTGGATAGTTCAAGATTCCGAAGAATCGGCACAATCACGTCCGGGATAGTTCTGAAACTGTCATTGTCGTTCTTAGCTATTTCGCTGCGTATGTGTACGACCTGCTTGATGAGGTCGATGTCATTGCATTTCAGTGATACGATTTCTTTTGGCCGGAGAAAACAGCAGTAGCATAACAATGCCATACACAGGTAGTTAGTGTTATTCTTTCCGAGATATTCGAAAAGCATATTCAGTTCGTGGTCGGTGAGTATGCGTCTCTTTTTCTTGGTGAGTTTTTTCGGCTTCCTTTTGATTCTGTCGAAAGGGTTGTCTGATATGAAGTCGTGTTCAATCATCCAATTGAATAGTAGCCTGAAGAACATGAGGTAATTGTTGTATGTCCTTGGACTGATCTCCTTTCTTGAATCGACGTCATCCATCAATTCCATCGCTACCTCATAGGTAATGGCGCAGACATAGGCATCTTCAGATATGTCTTTATCTTTGAGCCACGTCTTGAACATCGAGATGTACGACCGATATGAACGCATGGAATTCTCCTCAGCTTCTTTCGCCTTGACTTTTAGGAAGAGGTCGAGCGCTTCAAACAACTTTGTCGTAGCCCTTGGCGCGATTGACGTGACGGCAGGGTTCCAGCCGAGTGCCAATCTTTCATTGATGGTGTTGATGAAAGCTTTAGCTGAAGCTCGACGTCTCGTTAATTGTTTGATTCGATTGAATTTTTTCCGGCATCTGATCATTTTGTTAGTTACCGGATCTTTGACGTACCATACTACGACCCATTCCTTGCTTTCAGAAAGTCGTGCCGGTACGTAATCGACAAAGGGTGTTGGTTTTAAGAATGACATTTTTTTTTCTTTGCACAACGCGTCAAGCGTGTCGTACAAAGAAGGGAACTGCTGCCCCGTTTGTGCCCCGTTTTTTAACGGGGAATCCGCCAACTCGTTAATATCTAACAAGTTAGCGGATTTCAGCGGAGAGAGAGGTTTTTGAACCTATAACTCTAACCACTTATGCTACAATGTCTTATATTCCAAAATTTCAAATAGGTAACGAAACAGTAACGATTTTCAGACGTTGGGCTTGTCCAACTTTGACCGCTGTTTGTCTGCCTAACTTTCGGGTTCAAAGATAAGTCTTTCTTTTGAAATACGCAAATCATTGATAATAAATCTTCTGCGATTAGTGCAAGGTGCAAGCTATATATATAAATATATACTTGCACCTTGCACTAAAAATTTTGTCATTTAGCGAATTTGCTATAATTTTGTGTGAACTAATGATTTCAATAAATGAATGATTTAACATGAAACAATTTAATTTGCAATTTGCCAACCATTCGAAATTAGAACAGCTAAAGCTGTTCTTTTTGGAACATGGCGCTTATATCGAACTCAAAAAGGGCGAACAGTTCTCTATTCAAGGTAAAATGAACTGCCGGGGGGCTTATATTGAAAACGGTTTATTGAGATATACCCGTGTGGATGAAAGAGGAAATATACATATAGTAGGATATACTTTCTCCGAAGAATTTGCAGGAAGTTTATGTACACTTATAGAACCTAATCAACCGTCATTAGTAACAATTGAAGCTGTTTGCGATTCAAAGATTTACTATCTACCGTATTCAAAGTTAGAGGATTTTTTTGCTACAAATGCCGAGACAGCACAAATAAAGTGCGCTCTTGTCGAACAATCCTACTCGTTAATGTATCATAGATTATTGGATATGTACTGTAAAACTACGGAAGAACTTTATCTTGATTTATTGAACAGATGTCCCGACATTCAAGAATATATTACGTTAAAAGAGATAGCCTCTTTCTTGCAAGTCACACCGGAAACTGTTAGTCGTATACGTTGCAAACTGAAGAAATAACTTATCCTTTAACATACTTTATATTAGGGTCTTGACAATTGTCAAGACCTTTTTTATTTATTCTTCCGTATTTTGCATTCACTATTTAATAATATTGATATGATACGTAAATTAACACAAGAAGAATATAACAATGCTGCCGATTTATCTTATCAAGTATGCATGGAAAGGAATGATTTCACCCAAGAAGGTATTGAAACCTTTAAAAGCTTCGTGTATGACACATCGTTGATGAATACGCTTGACATATATGGTGCTTTTGACAATCATCTATTGATAGGAATAATCGGTGTACATCGGGAAAGGCAACATATATCCCTCTTCTTTGTCTTGCCGCACTATCATCGGCGAGGAATAGGAACATTGTTATTTGACTATATGATGAGCAATTGTAATTTTACTTATATAACAGTTAATTCTTCAACCTATGCAGAAACTTTTTATACATCTTTAGGCTTCAAAAAAGTGGGTGAAAAAGAGATTAATAAAGGTATTGTTAGTATCCCTATGGAGAGAAACATATAATTATTGCCAATCATTTAAAAGAGATAAGATGAAAAAGAAAATTACTTTATGTATGGTGCTTTCCACATTTATTATTTGCGCCATGTTATGTCTGACAAATTGTAGTAACGACGATGCTCCTACTTCTGTCTTCACCCCCGAAGCCTTGAAGCAAACTACTTGGCAAGCGCAAATGACCGTGTACAATATCGAAGATGAGATAGACTACACAAAACAATCCATTCTTCAATTTACCAACGAATCAGAAGGCATTTATACAAGAACGAACGAAGAAGACGGATATATGTGGAACACAGATTTTACTTACCAAGTAAATGGAAAAATCATCACGTTCGACAACATAGCAGGTCCATGGACGGTGCTGGAATACACAGGAACACACCTCGTAATGGAAGCCTATAATCCCAATAAGATGGTGTGGACATTGGAGAAGATGTATTAACCTAAAAATAGCGGATATGAAGATTTCAACAATTCTCTTTTTCTGCCTACTAATGACAGCTTGTATGCAGACAAAATCTTTTCACCGGATAAACGGCTGGTACTACGTAACATCACAGACTACAGACAGCCTTTCACTAACACCTTTCCTTACTGTTAAGGATTTCGATACTTTACGTTTGGAAACTGATGCTTTTGGACACTCGGTCATTACCGGTGTCTTCCTCCAAAATAAATCGCCTATATGGAGAGAAGCCACAAAAAAGAGTATAGGAAAGCGTATCGCTTTCGTTTTCAATGACACAGTGATAACTGCCCCTCTGATTAATATCCCCTTAGAAAGCGGACATTTCCAAATTTCCAATCCGCATGGATATGATTTGGAACGTATCTTTAAGGAGTTACAAAAAGAGAAGAAATAGAATAAGGTTATTCAATAAAATGAAAGAAGATTTTGATAAACTCCTATCGGAAATAGATGTAGAGATTGCTAAAATCGACCTCTACGGCAATGATATTATCGAAACCTCTCTTTCAATAGTACGTCACTTACAAAGTATCATCACTGGGTTAAGAAATGAATTGCAAACCTACACTTTCCCCACACAAGAGGATGAAATACGCTTTTTCAAAGTTCAAAAACCGGAACTATTGGGGCGGCTTCTCTATTTCCACAAAATATGTCGTATAGAAATGCAATGTCCTAATGGGAGTAACGAAGTTATCAGAAAGCATCTTATCGCAGAACTGGATAATCTGACCTATTTCTTCAATCGGAATTTGGACTTTTACCAGTATTATCGTTCACACTCTACCATGTATGATAAATACTACTTTGTACGAGGGAAGGCAGATATTCGGCTATGCGCTGATAGCGCACAATTCGATAAAGACCCGAATTTTTCAACAGGGTACGACTATACGGTAGCCAAGATATTAGCCAATGAAATGTTGCGTATTTACCTAAATCAGCGATTACAGTTATTAGAGAAAAAGCAACTGACAAACGATATAAAAATATCATTGTCGGACTTCAAACTGAAATGGACTGGCACAAAATCGGAAGCGATAGAATGGGGATATGGATTGTTTGCCGCTAAAACGCTGAATTATGGCAACGCTACAATAAAAGAGGTTATGGCATTTGTCGAAACTGCCTTTGACATAGAGCTGGGCGACTATTACCGAACATATCTTAGCCTTAAAAACCGGAAGAAAGACCGAACGGCTTTTTTCACATTCATAATGGAGCAACTGCAAAAGCGCATGGATGATGATTTGTAAATAAGTACTTTAGCTGATTGAAAAACTACCAAGTTACTACCAACGTGGTAGTTTTTCTTTTTATACAAATGGAGCACATGAATAGGAATAAAAACTATTTTTCACCCCTAAAATCACCCTGAAAAAAATTTCAACCAAGTTGGTAGAACCTTGTATTTTTTATCTTACAGAAAGATGCAATTTTGCGGCAAATCAATTAGTTACCATTATGGAAATAATAACATTCGAGTCCAAAGCCTATAAGGAACTGGACAACAAGATTACCGCTATTGCCGATTACATCTTCAATCATGCGGAAATGGCAAAGCAAAGTGAAGAAGATATGTGGGTGGACAGCTATGAGGTCTGCACGTTTCTGAAAATAAGCGAAAAGACCCTACAACGCCTGCGGGTGTCGGGTACTATCGCCTATTCCAACATCAGGGGACGCTATTTCTACAAGGTCAGCGAGATACGCCGGATGCTGGAAGAACGCCTGATAAGGAGCAACAAGGAGAACATCGACAACCTGATAACCAACCACCAGTTGTATGCTAAGGAAAGAGGAAATCTTAGAAAGAACAAGTAACGGGCTGGCGGTGTTCAAACACTACCTGCCCGGCAACTGGCGCATAGGTCGCAACTTCCTTAACCCGCTGTACGAGGACAGCAAGGCTTCCTGCAACATCTACTTCGACCGCCGGAGCAGCATCTACAAGATGAAAGACTTCGGCAACGACAGTTACAGCGGCGACTGTTTCTTCCTCGTGGGGCAGTTAAAGGGGCTGGACTGCAACCGGGCGGCTGACTTCGTGGAGATACTGGAAATCATCGACCGGGATTTAGGCTTGGGGCTGGCTTCCGGCACTCCTGTTTCCATTCCTCCGGCAACCGTCCACCGGACAGTATCGGGCAAAACCGAAGAAACACCCGAAAAGCCCGTCAAGCCCTACCAGTTCCGGGAACAGAAGTTTCCGCTTGCCGAACTGGTGTACTGGCAACAGTACGGCATCACGCCCGAACTGCTGGAACGTTACAAGGTCTGTTCGCTCCGGGAGTATCACAGCGAAACGGCAGAGGGCAAACCGTACACCTACACTTCATCGGTGGCAGAACCCATGTACGGCTACAAGGGCAAACAGCACATCAAGCTGTACCGCCCGTTCTCCACGCCCCGCTTCCTCTATGGCGGCAGCTTCGGCGAAAACTACTGCTTCGGGCTGGAGCAACTGCCAGCAAAAGGCGACACGCTCTTCATCACGGGCGGCGAGAAAGACGTGCTTTCGCTGGCTGCACACGGTTTTCACGCTATCTGCTTCAACAGCGAAACGGTGACTATACCGCCCACGCTGGTATATCGGCTGACGTTCCGATTCAAGCACATCGTCCTGCTCTTTGACATGGACAAGACGGGCAGGGAAAGTTCATGCAAGCAGGAAAAACTGTTGGAAGAATTTGGAGTGAAACGCCTGCTCCTGCCGCTTCCGGGTACGAAAGAGGAAAAGGACATTTCCGACTACTTCAAAGCCGGGAACACCCGTGAAGATTTCCTGAAACTGTTTATCGAATTTTTAGACAACCTGTATAGCGACACATTGATTATGCTAAAATCGTGCGAGATAGATTTCAACAACCCGCCCGCCAAAGCGCAAGAGATTATTTCGGCGGGTGACGTTCCGTTAGGAACACAAGGCAACCTGTTCGGCATCACCGGGGGCGAGGGAACGGGCAAGAGCAATTATGTAGCCGCAATCGTGGCGGGCTGCATCTGCCCGGCTGGTGCGGAAGTAGATACGCTGGGAATACAGATAACCGCCAACGGCAGACACAAGGCGGTCTTGCTCTATGACACAGAACAGTCGGAAGTGCAACTGTTCAAGAATGTAAGCAACCTGCTGGCACGAGCCAAACAGCCGGACAAACCCGATGAACTGAAAGCGTTCTGCCTGACGGGTATGTCACGCAAAGAACGCCTGAACGCCATTGTGCAGAGCATGGATAAGTTCTACTACCAGTACGGCGGCATCCAGTTGGTCGTCATTGATGGCATCGCCGACCTTGTAAAGAGTGCCAACGATGAAGCGGAAAGCGTGGCGGTGATAGATGAACTCTATCGGCTGGCGGGCATCTATAACACGTGTATTCTTTGTGTGCTGCACTTCGTTCCTAACGGATTAAAGTTACGTGGGCATTTGGGTAGCGAATTGCAACGCAAGGCGGCTACTATCCTTTCAATAGAGAAAGACGAAGAACCCACGCAGTCGGTAGTGAAAGCCCTGAAAGTAAGGGAAGGAAGCCCGCTGGACGTTCCTCTGATGCTCTTTGCATGGGACAAGAAAGCCGGGATGCACGTGTACAAGGGGGAAAAGCCCCGTGAAGAAAAGGAGAAGCGCAAGGAAAGGGAACTGGTGAACGTAGCCCGTGACATCTTCGGGCGGCAGACACGCATCACTTACATAGACCTTTGCGAGCAGTTGCAGCAGGTTTTGGACATCAAGGAACGCACCGCAAAGAGCTATATCCGCTTCATGCGGGAAAGGGACATCATCACCAAAGACACGGCGAACCAAAGCTGTTTTGTCATCGGTTCATATAATCTTCAAAGGAACGCAAGCTGCCCGTAGGCGTATGGGCTGAACTTGTGTATTTTTAAGTGCTTGTGTCCTGCCCTGTTGTGAAACACGGCAGGATTTTTTCTGTTTGCACGTGAAAATTCAGGGTATTTGCTTAACTTTGCAGAAGTTACACGAAAAGTAACGGCAGTTGAACGGCGGTTGCCGGAATATTGCCTTTATATATAACATATACGTTCGCCGAACGTCCCAAAGTAGAAAACTGGCACTTTTCAAAAAGAGGGGATATTCAGCGCAGGATATGCTATGCGTTTGTCATAGCGTGGCTGCACTGTTTCCTCTTTTGGGTATGCCAGTACCTCTACTTTGAAACAGCGTCATGCCACGCTTTCTTTTTGGGGTGGCGGCTAACGTGCCAAGACAGTAGGGATTTATATCACTTTAATACCTGACAATATGGAACAAATCAAAGCGCACATCGCCGTATCGCTGGACGGGCATACCGCCACGCCGGACTATGAACTGGACTGGATGCCCCGTGATGTCAAGGAACTGGCGGCAAGGGAACACGCCGCCGCAAGCTGCCTGCTTATGGGGGCGAACACCTACAACTACATCTTTGAACACTGGGGCGGGTGGCCGCACAAAAGCAAGCGGTCTTTTGTGGTGTCACACTACGATACCAACGTGACACCGGACTGCGGTGTGGAGTTCCTGACCGAAGAACCGCTGCAAAGGGTCTATGAACTGAAACAGGAAAATGACATGCTGGTGGTGGGCGGCGGCAAGCTGCTTACTTCGCTGATAAAAGCCGGACTGTTGGATAGCCTGACTATCTACACTGTCCCCGTCATGGTGGGCAAGGGTATCGGTTTCATCGGGGAAACATTAGGCTCGGAATGGAAACTGTCGGAAAGCAGGGTGCTGGATAACGGGGTGGTCTGTTCGACCTACCTGTTTGGCGGGAGCGTATAAAAAATGCGCCCGGTTTCCCTCCGGGCGCAACCACTAAAATTTCAATTATCATAAGTGGCAAAACCTATCACAATGAAATTTCAGCGGTAAAGATAGGCTATTTCTTCGGTTTTCCTTTCTTTTCGGGAAATGAAAAGGCGACATTGAACTGTTCGTCCAGCACCAGCGAAGCATCGAAAGCCTTGCCGTTCTTGCCCTTGAAGCCCTTGATTAGCCCGGTCTTGCGTTTCGTCACCAGCTCGACAATTTGTTTGTCGGAAAGCTGCTTGTCGCACTTGTTGCGGAATATGGTAAGCGTACAGTCCACGTTGGAACATTTTGCCACTTTCGGGTAAAACAGGATGCGCCCGTTATTGCATTTGGGGCAGGGACAGGTTTCACTGCCCGCAACAGATAATTGTACCGAAAGCAGTTCCGCCGTGATTTGGGCGGCGTACACCTCGATACCCTTTCGGAACGTGTCGGCATCCATGTTTCCCGCTTCTATCTTGGAAAGGGCGGTTTCCCACATACCCGTCATTTCGACATCGGCAATCTTCTTGTCCTTGACAATCCTGTAAACGGCAAGCCCCTTGTCGGTGGGTACAAGGTTCTTCTTCTCACGCACGATGTACTGGCGGGTGAACAGCGTTTCGATAATCGCCGCACGGGTGGCGGGTGTACCTATCCCGGCATCTTTCAAGCTGGCTTTCAGTTCGGCATCCTCCAGTTCCTTGCCTGCGTTTTCCATTGCGGCAAGCAGACTGCTTTCCGTGTGCAGCGGTTTCGGCTTGGTCTGTTTCTCCAACAGTTCCACGTTGGAAATAGGCAGGCTTTCGCCCTCTTGAAGCGGCGGCAGGCTGGCGGCTTCTTCATCTCCGCCCGGTTCCTGCTCGCCGAACACGGCACGCCAGCCTGCTTCTTTCATCACCGACCCTTTCACCGTGAAGTCGGTATCTCCGGCAGACAGCACAGCGGTGGTTACGTCTTTCACGCACCTGCCCGAAAAGGCTTCCAGCATACGCCCGGCTACCAGTTCGTAAACCGCCCGTTCGTCTTTGGAGAGTTCACCGGGCAGGTTTTCAGTCACGATTAAGGCGTGGTGGTCGGTCACTTTGCCGTCATTCACGCTACGGCGGTTCAGCGTTACGCCGTTCAATCCGGCGGCATATCCAGCAAAGCGGGGGTACTGCCCCAGCATGGCGACACGTTCCGGCATTTCATCAAAAACGTCCTCCGGGATATAGCGGCTCCCGGTTCGGGGGTATGACATCACTTTCTTTTCGTACAGGCTTTGCGCTATGGAAAGGGTCTTGTCCGCCGAAAAGTTCAGTTTCGTGTTCGCTTCCTTTTGTAGCGTGGTAAGGTCATACAAAAGGGGCGGTTCTTGGCTGGTTTCTTTCCTTTCAACGGACTTCACCGCAAGCTGCCCGGTATCCTTTACCCGTTGCAGGGCGGCTATGGCTTCGGGCTGCTGCTCCCACTTGGCGGTAGATTGGGCGGTGAAACTGATTCTACCGCTGGCGGTATCGGCTTTGAGTTGCCAAAACTTGGTCGGGACAAAGTTCTTGTTTTCCAAATAGCGGCTGCATATCATCACGAGCGTGGGGGTCTGCACCCTGCCCAGCGAAAACACCCCCTGCCCGGCGGCTACGCTCAACGCTTGGGTGGCGTTTATCCCTATTAGCCAGTCCGCTTCGCTGCGGGACTTGGCAGAGAGGTAGAGGTTGTCGTAACGCTCTCCCGGCTGCAAGTTATCCAGCCCCTCACGGATTGCCTTGTCGGTAAGGCTGCTTATCCACAGGCGCACAAAAGGCTTGGTACAGCCCAAATAGTTATAGATGTAGCGGTGTATCAATTCGCCCTCACGCCCGGCATCGGTGGCGACAATAATCTTGTCGCACTGGTCGAATACCTCTTTAATCACTTTCAACTGTTTCAACACGCCGGGGTCTGCCTTGTAACCTTTCTCGGCTTTCACCTGACGGGGGATTAGCTGGAAATCGGGCGGCAGTATGGGCAGGCTCTCCCTGCGGAAGTTCGCCACGCCGTAGGCTTCCGGCATGGCAAGCTGGATTAAGTGGCCGAACGCCCATGTCACCATATACCCGTTGCCGGAAAGATAACCGTCATTACGCCCGGTCGCCCCGATGATGCGGGCGATGTCCTTTGCCACGCTGGGCTTCTCTGCTATCAATGCAATCAT